TGGCAAGAAAGCTTGAATAACTTCTCCAGGTCTGAAAGTATGGTCGGCCAATGTGAATACATCACCTGTACGCGCTACTCCAGTTGCAAGTTGAGTTAAACGATCTTCTTCGGTCCATGTGATAACATCAGAGGCATAAGGAATTTTACGTCCAGTTCTTTCGAAGAACGTATCGATCATTTGATTACCGTATCTCTCATGAAGATTTTTGTCCAAATCTGGCAATTCATGATTGAAGTAGGTAATGTCAGTTAAATCTAAATAGTTTTGCGCTGTTGGCACTTTCGTGGCGCTTGGCGTATATCTTACGCCTGGTGATGCTGCTATTGCTCCCATTTTTGTTTTTGTGTTTTAAAATTAGTTGAAATTTTTAAAACATGAAGAAGTTATTTTTCTAGTGTGAACTTAATTCCTGGAGCACCGATCGTTTTGACTTCTGATATATTATCCGGCTGAATATTTTTTGAAAGCTTATCTTGAAGTTCAAGCTCTTTAGCCCTTCCTCTTTCGTACGCTTTATTCAGTTCGGACTTATAGTTGTTAGCCATATAAATCGCTTCGTGATAGCCTTTAATGTCAGCTATTTCTCCAGTTGTTTTGTCTAAGAACTTATTCATGAAGTTTGACGAATCCATCTGAAAATCTTTTATTTCATTAAGATTCTCCGGTTTAATGGTAAAATCTTCAAAACCAGTTTTTTCATCTCCTAGTTGAACTTTGAAACCTTCAAAATTGTTACTAAACAGTGATTCGGTTTTTGAAACAAAATTATTTCGTTTGATGGTTAAATCAGCATCATAATCTTCTTCCTGCTTTTTTTGACTATCTAAAACTTTTTTCGCTTCTCGATATTCTAAAGGGATGTGTTCATCGGAACCTCCAACAACATTCCATTCCTCTTTTCGTTTATCAAAAAATCCAAAAGCTTTTTGTAAATCGGTTTTGGTATTAATTCCTTTTTCAAGGATTTCGTCTTCATCATCATCTTGGTCAAGGTTTTCAATATTGTATTTTTTATTATACAAATAATTTACTTCCTTGTCTGTTAAAGATGGATCAGACAGCTTTATATAATTTTTTAAAACTACTTCTTCTTTTTCAGTACTCCAATCTTTTTGGGTTTCTAAAAAATCATTATAGTTTTTGTTTCCTGTTTTTTCAATGAACTCGTTAAATTTCTCCATTTCTGGAGCGTATTTTTTTTGATCTTTTGGAGTTAATAAATCTTCAAATTTATCAACCTCTAATCCTTTTTTATCTTTCAGTAATCTAAAAAGAATTTCATCATCTGCTTCTACTAATATGGAGTCTTCATCCTCAAAGTCATTATCTAAATATTCATCTTTTTGTGTGAATGTTTGATATTCTTCATTGTTAAATTCTCCAAGAGATATTTCCTCAACAATATCATCATCTTCTGTGTTTACTTCTGGAATTACATCATTTTTTATTTCTATATTTTCAGGAGTGTCAACAATTAACTGATTATCTTTTGGTTCTGGAGTAAAAGTTATTCCAGATGAATCTGGCTGGCCATTGCTTATACTATCTCCGGTTTGTATTTCTTCTTGATCTTCCATTTGATTTTATTTGATTTAACTTTATACAAAAATAGTAAATAAACGACAACAAACGTTTGTTGTCGTTTATTTTATAAAACATACTGGACTAATTGTTTCTTTTTGATCTAGCTGTTTCTAGTTCTGAATCAGATAATAGTCTTTTAGGAACTCTTACCATAGTCTTTTTTGTTTCTGAAACAACCCCTTTTTGAGGATTTGTTTTGTTGTAATAGTCAGCATTATTACCTCTTCTAAGAAGGGTGTCATCGACTTTGTTTTTTATTTTTCTGATAGCCTCCTGAGTTCCTTTTTCAGAATCCCTGCCTTCATATATCACGGTTCCATCAGTACCTATGATTTTAGATTTTGCAGTTGTACCTTTTCCGTATTTAACAATTTTTACTTCGTGCTTGTCTGGCGTAGCTTTGTTTGTTGTTTTGTCAATGTTGATACCTTGAATATCATCTCTTCTTGTTGTTTTTCCGTCTGGCATGATTTTTATTTTTTAAGTTATTATTAATTATTTATATTTACATTTGAAACACTTCTTGTCCGGCTTGCTCTGCTTCAAAATCAATTGGTTCTTTACCATTTGCTTTTTGATCATCAATTCTACTTTGTTGAGTAGCTTGTTGGGCCAGACTATTTTTTTTACCTTCCTCCAGCCTGTCTATTTTTTCAGATGCACCCGAATTAGCAAGTTGTTGAACTTCTAATTTATAGTTTCCTTTTACCTCCTCTGTAAGTCGATCTTGATTTCCTCTTTCTTTTTCTTTTAAAATTTCTCCCTCAGTTGTAACTTGTTGAAGTTGTAATTTCAATTGACCTTCCATTTGAGCAGTTTGTTGTTTCGCAGCTTCCGCTTCTTGTGCAGCTCGAATATTCTCGTCAGCCTGAATTCTAAATTTATTAGCTTCTTCGGCTTCTTTTTCTTTAGCACGTCTTTTAACCAATACGGTCAAATATTGAATAGCAAGATCCAGGACTTTAATATTTCGGACTTTGTATTTATCTTCAAGTCCAATATATCCTTTTTCAACAGCAATTGACATATCGGCATTTAATTCAGCTCTTTCTTCATCGTCCATTTCAAGTTCAAAGAAAATAGCAAAGTCGCTTAAATGAAGATCGCGAACAATATCTAAATCTTCTACTGAATTTGCTCCAATTTTTTGAATTAAATCTTCTCTTAAACTTGGATAATATTTTAAAATATCTGATATCGCATAACTTGTAGTTTCCGCAGCTTTTAAAACTAAATATCCGGCACCGTTTAAAATATGTCTAGTTGCTAGATTTGAATTATAAGCAAGTATTTTTTGAACTCCTACCAAAGCGTCTCTGTCCGGATTGGAAGCGTCACTAGCTTGGTTTAACCCTACCACTTCCGTTAACTGAGACATGTAAAAGGCATTCTCTGCTCTTAGCGCTTTTAATTTATTTATGCTGTCTCCGGTTTGTATTTCTTGGAAAGGCTTTTGAGCATTATTGTAATCTCCTGAAATTGTAGAAGATCTGTACAAGTAACTACCTTTTTGCAGATACATGTTCAATGCTTGCTGAGTTGTCTGAGTTTTACCATCTCCTAATTCTAATTCAGCCAAAGCATCAATGTCAATTGCAATACCATCTGGAGTAATTCCCTGGATGATTTGTTCTGCTTTTAATTCTGTTACATTTCGGTTGTCTTCGATTGGAATCATACGAGAAACCAAACTAGAAATAACTCCATCTTGAAAATTGGGAGCCACCATGTTATATTGCTCACAAACTTTTCTATTGTTTGATTTAGGTCTTGTCATTGATTTCGATAATTCCCATTTCAATAAAATATTTGTTCCTAATACAATAACGCCTTCAAACAAAACTTCTTCTACAACAGAGTTTCTAATGTATTTATCTTTTTTATTTTGTATTGTAGCGTCAAAAACTTCATCCGCATCATCTATAATAGTTTCTCCATTTGCTTTCTTTTTTACTTTTGAAGCACGCTCACGAAATGTTTTATAAGTATAGTAAAGAAGATTTGTTGTTCCTTTTAAATTCTCTGATTTGGACAAATAATCATGCATGTTATACCAATTCTGGCTAGACATTTCGATTTCTTTTTTTACATCTGCATTGTCAACGGTTAACAGTTCTGGATATTCAACAAAAATATCACTTAGTAACACGGTTTTCACATGGCCTTTATAGAAACAATCTCTAAAATAAGGATCTTTTGTTTGAGAGTAGATCATGTCGGCCGGATCTATTCTTTCTATGATTATTCCTTTTGCAGGATTCAATCTGGTTCTATTTGAAGCTAATCCATCGACAACTAAATCTCTTTTGATTTGAGGATCAACTACTAGATTATATTCGTTTTCACCCATTACAGCTGCAATTGCTAATTCATTTGAAAGGCAATTTGAAGGCTTCCAATCCATTTGCATATGGATATCCAATTCCTCTTTTGTCTGAGGGATTTCGTCCATAGGAATATCACTAACGTCCATTCCGGTTTCTGCCTGAATTTTTTCTATAATAGGAATAGCGTTTCTCTCAGTTTCTATTTTTCTCTTATAGGCTCTTTTTTCCTCTTGGGAAGTTGGATCAATTGCTTTAGCAACAATGGAATATGGTCGATTTACCATTCCATTAACGACTAAATCAACTATCTTAGGCATTGTAGATAAAGATCTTTTGCTTAAATTAAGCAACGAAACATCTCCATTCGTCCCTAATTTTCCGTAATACTTCTCCATGTTTACCTTGCCGTTAGCATAAACTCTTCTCTCATAGAATTCTGCTCTATTCGCATAGAATCGGCATCTGCTGTCTCCTCTGTAGAACCATTCAGAATATATCATTTGCCCCACAGCCATCCCATATTCGCGAGATGATTTAGTTGAAAAACTATCTATTTGGCTCGGCCTACTTATGTTTTGTGATATTTTAAACTGTGATTCTTCTGCCATGATTTATTTATATGTTTTAAATTCTACAACTGCAGGTTTTCTTTGTCCTGCTGGAGCTAAATATGGTTTTCTATTTACGGCCATGATTGCATATCCGGAAGCTATTGTCGCATCAAAGTTAGTTCTTTTTGCAACATCAAACTTCGCCCAGTCCCTTAAAGTTCTATCGAACGACATACTTCCCATATCGCCTTCTTGTCTTATAGCAAACGTATTTTGTCCTTGAACATAATAACCTACGTATTTGTCAATGTAACTCTCTATTCCGGTCCAGTGTTGTGTTATGATATCGGCTCCTGAACTTGGAACACCTCCTAAGTCTCTTTCTGTTTGGGAAAGCTTGCTCATAGCCTTATCAAAACGGTTTATAGAGTAACCTCTATACCCTCTGTTTCTAAAGTGTAGAAGAAATCTAGCTTTGTTATTTTCAATCAAGGCCGGCATTCCGTAAAATACACAAGCCATTAAGCAATCTTCGAAAAATATTTCAGCGGTCTGTGGTCTTGTAATATATTCAAGAAAGAAAAAATTACTTGGAGCATCTTTCATTGTGGTTCCAGTAAGTCCTAGCATTGCACCTTTTGACCCTCCACTGTGCTCTGATCCATTTTCAGTATCTTCTAATTTACTTCCTTGTGTTGAATCAATATCATAAGTATCTACTCCGAAAGCGCCTATATCATCATTTAATGGATGCTTACAGACTAGCCCGAATTCATTTCTTTTTTCAATCCATTTGTTTTGCATTTCTGCAGGCGGAATCCACCCTACTAAAAAACGACCCTTTTCAGTTGGTGTCCAAATAACTCTCGTGTCCGGAATATTATTTTCCCAGGAAAAATTACCTCTAGTTAATGTTTTTCGGACATCATAAAGTTCATTGTAATCTAATTGATCATTTATTTTTTGTTCATCAAATATTGTGGAAACAGATTCATCTCTAAATGCATCCGCTTTGGTGATGGGATCTAAACGTCTGGCATTCCAATAATTTTTCTCTCCTAATAATCTTGCAGACTTGAATTCATTTTCAAGATACTGTAATGCACCATACAATCTTAATTCTCCTTGGGCGTTTACAAAACTTTTTCCTTTTTCTACTACTGAATGGCAAACACCGTATTTATCTGTGTAGTCTTCTGCATTCTCGTGAGCTGGCAAAAAATATCCATACAATCCGGTAGTGGTACTTCCGTTATCGTTACGTTTTAATACGCTTGACCCTTTGTCCATTTCTTTAAAGTCACTTCCTCCCTTGTTCATAGGGTTCAAAGTGGAACCGATAAATGCTTTTCCTACTACTCGTCCTCCTTGTCTCATGGTAGGCTTAATATTTAGCCAGTGCGCTAAATAGCTTAAATATTCCCATTTTGATGCTTCGTCTCCAAGATACATATTTAGTTTTACAGAGTCATAAGAAAGTATCGCAGTAGCCCTGTAATCTACAGTAGTATTTAAGTAATCAGAAGTTGACGTGTCTTTTGTTTTTTTCGCTGCTCTTGAATTATCAGATGGTTTTCCAAATACCATTTTCTTAACATCATCAATTTTACCTTTAACAACCGGCTGGAAGAAAAATGGTAAATTTTGAATGACATATGAATATTTTTGAAAAGCAACCATAGCATCTATATCTGATTTAGATGTGATTCCTATTTTTTGATTTTTAGTAGTAGTTGACAATTCCACCAAATGATCAAGTGCCATTTCTGTAAATCCGGTTCTACGTCCTTTTGTGAAGAACATTCCAAGGCATCTTTTATCTACCAAACAGGCTTTTGCAAAATAATACATGTTTGCTTGGGCCATACGGAATTCTTTATACCCTCCAGTATCGGCCATTTGGTTCCATTGAAGGCCCATGTAGTGTTCCGGAGTAATATAGACTGCCTTTCCATTGTTCATAAACCATACGCCTTCTCTTCTTCTTTTGAATTCGGAAATAATATAATCTGTGAATGCAGCTTCGGTATCAGGATTTAATCCTTTAGGCATTTCTTGTCTTCTCCAATATTGTTGGTCTGGAGCATATTTTTCAAAAAGAATATCTTTTCTTTTTGGCTTTTTAGGAAGCATTATTTTTAGTCCGTCAAGAGTAATGATTTCCCCTTTTGTTCCAAGAGGACAAATCATAACTGCATCTTTTTCGCTATCATACCATTCTTTATGGTATTTATGAAGTGGAAGAAATTCTCCGTTTGCAAATTTTTCCGGATATCCCCTTTTAAATTCTCTTTCTTGAAGATCAAATTTATCAGATTCAATTTGGTTTTTTAGTTCTATATTTCCGGCATTGATGTCGGTGATTGCTTTTAAAATAATTGGTTTTGAACGAATCGCATTTCCGTACTTTTCAGCATCCAATTTTTCGAAATCAATTTTGCTTTTTAACGCCTTTCTAAGCACCTCTATTGATTTCTCCCCAGCGCCTACTAGCTGAATAATGTAGCTCTTAAGCTTTTCATGTGAAGGAGAATTTGGAGAGTTTTGCCAGGTAACTAAAAGCTCTTTAATTGCTGAAAAAGAATCTATTCTGGACTTAACTAAATTAGTCAGTTTATCATCGTCGACTTTTAATAAGTCAACAGTTAATATCATGCCGGTTAAAGCATTTTGAATAGCTAATTCTATTTCTTCGGAAAGTCCTTTCATTTTGTTATTTTATGCCGGAATCAACGCCATTAACAACGTGTACGCATTGGATATATCAGTAGGTGTTGCGCCTCCTATAGTCTTTATGTTTTCTAATAAAAAATCCATTTCAAATAGTCCGTAGTCGTATAACTGGATTTTCTTATTATATAAGTTTACAGAAGCATTTCTGTAGTTACTCGTCACACTATCATTCCATTGATTAGTAGCATTATCTAATTGAACTACTAATTGGTTATTTGCAGAAGTAAAAATATATTTTGGCGTTGGCATATTGTTCGTTTTTTAATTTGTTTTATAAAAAATATTTAAAAAACGATCCTAAGTTCTCCGGTAGCCGTTTTGTATAGTCTATTTGCAGTAAGGCCTCCTGTTATAGCAGTCGCATTGTCTAAATAAGTAGGTATTAATGACCCCACAGCATTTATAGCTGCTAAAAACCATTGCTTATTAACCGCGTCTAAATCCTCTACAGGATCTTGCACTGGCAATGTTCCTCCTCCAGTTCCTATTGTTCCGGCTTGATAAAGGGGAATTGCATTTGGTTTAGCTACACTATCAGGACTCACTATAGCTAATTCAATAAATGCAAATAAAGCGCTTCCATCTGGCTGAAATGCAGTTCCAACATAAACCCCATTTGAAAAAACAGGAGGAGTCGGCAAATCTGATAGTTGCTTCCACCCTATTGTTACAGCCTGAGCATTTCCACCTGAATCAAAACCTACAACTTGCCTTTCAGTTCCTGTAATATCAATACCTCCTCCTGATCCAGCAGGAATTAAAGCGGATATTAAATCATAAGCGTTCTGAATGCTTGATGGCGTATTTCCATCTATAGTTCCAATGTTTGCAAATTCAAATTCTCTTTCAAATTCTCCGAAATCATATAGATATATTTTTCTTGAGTCGAATATGTTAATTGAGGAGGCTCTATATGATGATGTATCATTATTGGACCATTGTAGAGATGTATTGTCCAACTCAACGACTAATTGACCGTTATCAGAGGAGAAATTATATTTTGGAGTAGCCATTTTATTTGTTGTAAGTTAATAAAAACAAAGATAAAAAATAAACGACAACAAATGATTGTTGTCGTTTTTAAATCTTACACGAAATATTTTAATTTAGTTTGGCAAGAATGCAATTGGTTCTCATTCTGTAAAGTCTTTCATTATTGATAATAAATTCATATTCTGAGTCCGTTTTAAAAGCTATTTTATCTCCAGAAAACACGCCAATTGATTCTAAAAAATCATTAGAATATTTCACAATTCCTTGGTGTTGTAGCTCTACATCTCCAATCCATTTTTTATTTTCAATTATAGGCTCAACAAAACAATATCCGCTTACTGGTATTCTTTTTTCTCCTCTGATGATTAAGTATATCAACTCTGGGAGAACCTGAAACAAATTACCCGTAATATGTGCGTCTGACTCTCTAGTCAATCCTTGTCCATCAAAAAAGGTCCTGAATATATTATGTTGCAAAACTACACTGTCACCTACAACAATTTCTCCTTCATAATTTAAGGGAAGTGATTGGACAACACCAATCCTATTAACATCTTTCGCGTGTTCAATAGAGGTGTTTATAATCATTTTTTTATCACCTACTTGTTTCTCTGTGATGAATTTTTCATTATTTAATGGAGAAACGATAAATCTATCTGGCATCCTAAACATACTCATTAAATATAATATTCAACAGTTACATTATTATTTTTTGGAATATCCTTCCAGTGTTTACTTTCCACTCCGGAAGATAAGAAAATCTCATAATGATCCCCATTTTCAATAATATTGGTAATGGTTCTCATTTCCCGTTTATCATCTATTTTTACTGGTCTAGGCTTATCTGCCACATATACAAAAGGCTCTCTATTGAAGATTTCTACTGACAATAATCTAATTCTTTTTGTATTCATTTTAATTTATTTTTTAATTAACATCCTGTCATTGGTGGAGTATAATTTGTTATCGCGCCACTTACTATAGAAAAATAAAACAAATCTGTAGTTCCTCCTGTAATACTTCTATAAAACCCATTTGCTATTGGGGTTGTAAGCCCTATGTCCGAATACAACATAGTTCCATCTGTCCAACTTGTTCTTACTATCGTGGAAAATACCGGAACATCGGTTATAGTTCCTCCTATACTCACATATCCTCCTGAACATATCTGAGTTCCTTTACTTATATCATAGGTAAAGGGTGATGGGGGAGCCTCAGCACTTGCTGATTTCATGAAAATATTTCTTTTAAAGTCGTTCATTAAATTTTGGTGTCTCCGAACAGATTATAGTCATTTGTTGATCCTTTTTGCATAATATATGTATTGTAGCCGCGTCCTAGACTTTTATACCCTATTGGATTATATAAAGTAGTTGAAGAAGCTACGTAAGAGATGTCTCCTGTGCCTCTATGAACTATTCCAGCTTGAAATTTAGCTACTAAACCTGACGGAATTGTCAAAGTTACATTATTTGCTCCGTTTTCAATATATAAAACAAAGTCATTATCAGCATTCAAAAAAGTATAGTTCCCAGATGTAAAATCTCCTGGATACGTTATTACTTTTTGATTGTCATTCACCGCATTTGTTCCATTGGCACCATTAGTAACATTAAATGTTGTTGTAGAAGAATCTGTGAATGTTATTGTATAAGTATCTACTAATCCTACGGTCGCAGTTTTTACAACGCTTGAAATTCCTTTACCAGCAACTCCTTGAATTCCCTGAACACCTTGTATTCCTTGGATTCCCTGAGCGCCATTTGTTACTGTAAAAGTTGATATTGAAGCATTCGTATATGTTATAGTATAGGTGTCAACAAGTCCTACTGTTCCAGTTTTCACTATAGAAATAACTCCGTTCCCTGTTGGGCCTATAGAAGTTGGAAATACTATAAAGTCGGAATCTGAAACTGGAGGTTGTTCAAAACCAACTATCCTATCTTGTAGTTTGAAGATGTATTTGTACCCGTTTACAGAAACAACAAGAAAGTGATATTGCAGCACTGAGTAATTTGGCTCCAAACTATTCAATACTTCGCTAGGAGTATCGTAATCATCACCTTCATATATTATTTCGGATATTTTTAAAACACCTCCTATTTCCGGTGTTGCTCCAGCCAATACAAAAGATCTAATATCTCCAAAACAAAAAGATTTTGTCTGCAGCGTACCTACCTCACTATCGGTTCCTACAACATAATCTGATTCAATTATATTAACTTTAGCCGGATACGCCTGCTTACTTTTTATCTTGGTCATTTTTTTATTTTTTAATGTTGAATATAGATTTGTAGTATCCTACTGAAAAAACATCTTTATTTAACTCGTTTAGATTCTTATTTGAATATCCGGCCGATATAATATCTCCTCGTTTATTTTGAAACATTAAGTTGCCTTCTGTATTAAAACTAGGCGAAATTATACTACTTTGTATTTTTGCTCCGGCTAACAGCCTGAAAACACTTTCTTTTTGTTTTGATTCAATTTCGAATTCTTTCCTAGTGTATGATGGGGTTATTTCTTGGACTTCTCCGCGAACGATTCCATTAATATTAAGAATCATAAATTTATCTTCAAACCTAGATGAAAATGAATTTAATTCAATTGCTTTGTCATAAGCTTTTGTCTTCAATGAATCGCTCATTTTATAAAAAACTATTTTTAAACTATCGTTTTCTCTAACTAATTTTTCATTTAATGGATTCGTAATATAAATAGTAACATCTTTTTTTACCTCTGTAATTGTCCGCTGTTTTATTTCAAAAGGTTTTGATTCCGGTTTTTTAGGTTCAAATGATCCTGATTGAGAAGGAATAACAATTTTCTCCACATGATCTATTTTTTTATCCGAAGAACATTTTGTAAACCAGCCTAAAACCAAATGAAATGTTATTCCAAATATCAAATACTTAATAATTTTAATCCATGGATTATTTAGATTTATTTGTACCATAATTACAAATTTTTAATTATTGTTTTTGCGACTGCTTTTAATGTGTCAGCGTATTTAGGATCAGTAGCATATCTGGCTTTCTGTAATTCTTCAAACCATTTATTGTAATCACCTCTTACTGCTAATGCATTTTTATATCTCGGGTTTTCAAAGAAAAATTTAGAATGATCTTTGAATGAGTCCGCAGGAGTTTTATATTTACGGAACCAGTCTTTTACTTTGTAAGTATAACTTCCGTTTTTATTATCTACAATTGAAATAATCTCAGGAAACTTCGCATTTGGTGTTTTTAAAACTTCTCTTGTAGTGATCAATTGTTTTTCATTGTCAGTGTTTTTTGCCTTAATTCCGAAAAACATATTTCCAGGAACAGCTTTAGCCCATCC